ATGCGCTACAAGGCTACCGAGCGTTACATCCCCGGATTCACTGATCCGCGTGCAATGTACGGTACTCCCGGCGTATAAGCCAAGCGGGGCGGGAGTAAAAACCCCGCCCCTTTTTTGTTAACTCGTCAAACTTTTCAAGGAGAAAGACGATGCCTCAATTTTCTGATGACCTATTTCTAGGCCCAGCCCAAACTTACATGGGTATTGGCCTGCGTCCGTACAGCACTACCTTTACTGGTTCGATGTCTGGCACGACTCTGACCGTTACGGCAATGCTGACTGGCTCCCCCATTACTGTTGGTGTGTATGTTGACGGCACAAGCGTGACCGACGGCACCTACATCACCGCTATGGGTACTGGCATGGGTGGCACTGGCACATACACCATTAACCAGTCTGTGACCGCTTCCAGCACCACGATGACTGCTCACGGCAATGTGCTTTTTGATAATCCCGCTCCAATGGATCTGGGTATTGGCCCAGTTGGTCGCATCTACGTTTGGGACATCGTTCCCCAAGCGCTGGTTGCAAGCAACATTGCTGCTGTCCAGACTACGTCTTCGACGATTGCCCTTACCGCTGGCACTTCGGTGAAGTCTGTTACGACTGCTGCCGGACAAACTGTGTTGCAGTTGGACTGCCCACGCGCAGTGAGTATTGTTTCGGGAACTGGCACCTTGACCAACCGTAACGTGACCGTCACTGGTTATGACTACTACGGACAAGCAATGAGCGAAGTGATTGCAACTGGTACTGTCCAGTCAACCACTGTTAATGGCAAGAAAGCTTTCTATCAAATCCTCTCCGCCTCAATTTCTGGCGCTTTGGGAGCAACCATTGCTATCGGAACGACTGACATTCTTGGCATCCCTGTTCGCGTGTTCAACGTGGCCTACATTGCCAGTGTCAAGTCCAATAGCACTTTGGCCCAAGATGCTGGAACTTTTGTTGCTGCTGACACCGCTACGGCTACCACCACCACTGGTGATGTTCGAGGCACCTACGTCCCCGCTACTGCGTCCAATGGCATTGTCCGCACAGTAATGGGTATTTTGTTGCCTGCTATCGCAGTCGGCCCCAATGCAACTCGCACTGGCGCTCTCGGTGTTAACCAGAACTTAGTTTCCTAATAGGAGAACGAAATGGGTCAATTTAAACCAATGGTCAAGATGGAGACCACTGAGCCTTCAGTAGAACTAAAGCTCAAAAAGGGTGGCTCCGTAAAGAAGGCTGATGGCGGGATGATGGGCGCTCCTTCTGCAATGCCCCCTGCAATGCCTCCTTCAATGCCTCCTTCAATGCCTGCTCGTGGTGGTTCTATGGGCGCGAAAGCCCCATTGGCTCCCTCGCTTGCTGCTCGTCGCCGCGCCATGAAGATGATGGGTTCCGGCCCTGCTGCGCCTATTGGCATGGCTGCAAGTCGCATGAAAGAGGGCGGCAAGGCGGACATGGGTCAAGACAAGGCCATGATCAAGAAGGCATTCAAGCAGCACGATATGCAAGAGCATAAAGGCGGCAAGGGCACTTCACTCAAGCTAAAGCACGGTGGCAAGATGGCCACTGGCGGCGTGGTTAACGGTCAAGGTGGTTACGCCAAGGGCGGCATCATCAACACCGAAGATCAAGGTGGCGAGTACCGCAACACCAAGATGGACACTGCTAAACCCGACCGTTCGCCCGCAAAAACTGGCGGTGTGAAGCTGGGCAATGGCGGTGGCTATGCTACTGGTGGTGTGGCCAAGTCAAATGGCGGCGGCTATAAAAAAGGCGGCAAGGTCAAAGGCATGATGGATGGCGGCATGGTTGGCAACAGCATGGCTGGCAACGGCATGATGGATGACGGCACCATGAATAACGGAATGTACAGCGCTTACAAAAAAGGCGGTTCAGCAAAAAAAGCTTACGCGGCGGGGGGAACTGTTGATTCAGGTCGTCCCGTCGCAATGCCGCAAGGCCGCAAGCCCGCCTCTAAACCTGTAGCCATCAATGAACTTGCTGGAACCTACAAAAAAGGCGGTCGAGTGGCTCCCGGCAACCGTGCGCTGCAATCGGTTTTTAACAAAGAAAACTCTACAGCCATGCGTCAGGCCAAAGCCATGACCAATGAAAAGTATGGCCCAGCCAGTATGATGAAGCTCAAAGATGGTGGCAAAGTTGACCTGTCAAAAGGTGCATACGATGCCACTCTTGAAGAGCCTCCAATGGGCATGGGGTTTGCAAAAAAAGCACATAGTTTTATGGACAGCCTGTTTTCAGGCAAGAAGGAAGCTGGTGCTGGTCGTGGTTTTGTGAACCCAAAAAGCGTAACCAAGTCGAAAGAGTCGGTTACTGTTGCGCCAATGAAAAAAGGCGGAAGCGCTAATTGTTAGTAAGGTGGGGGCTTCGGCCCCTGCTTCTCATTGGAGAGAATTATGGCTGATGCGGTTACAAGTCAAACCATCATGGATGGTGAGCGCGTTGCAATTATGAAATTTACGAACATCAGTGATGGCACTGGTGAAACAGCGGTTACCAAAGTTAATGTTTCTTCGCTTACTGCAAACAGTGCAGGACAGGCGTGTACAGGCGTAACGGTAACAAAAATTACTTCAGTGTGCCACGGCATGGAAGTGCGTATGTATTGGGACGCATCAACAGATGTGCCATTCTTTTTAGCTGCTGTGAATACCAATTATTGCAATGACTTTTCAGGTTTTGGTGGCATTCCAAACAATGCTGGCGCGGGCAAAAATGGCAATATTGTGTTTAGCACTTCTGATGCATCTTCTGGCGACACATATTTTGTTGTTCTTGAGATGGTCAAATCCTACGCTTAATCATGCCAAGCAAGTCACCCTCCCAACATCGTTTGATGGCGGCAGTCGCACATAGCCCTGCGTTTGCCAAAAAGGTTGGCATCCCCACAAAAGTCGGCAAAGATTTTGCCAAGGCTGACGAGGGAAAAAAGTTTAAAGGAGGCGGTTTGTATGAAAACATTAATGCAAAACGTGAGCGGATCGCTGAAGGCTCTGGCGAAAAGATGCGCCGAGTGGGCAGCAAAGGTGCGCCAACGGCTGATGCCTTCAAGCAGTCAGCAAAAACCGCCAAATTAAAATGAGCAAGAAAAACGTAAGCCTTGCAGTCGGTCGCGGTGAAAAGCTGTCCGTTGAAAAAGGTGCCGGTTTAACAGCCAAAGGCCGTGCCAAGTACAACGCAGCAACCGGCAGTAATCTAAAAGCTCCCCAGCCTCAAGGTGGCGCACGCAAGGATTCATTTTGTGCGCGGATGTCTGGTATGCCGGGGCCGATGAAAGACGAAAAAGGTAAGCCTACCCGCAAGGCGGCTTCACTTGCAAGATGGAAATGTTAAAGGAAAATTATGTCTAGTCTTATTTCTGATCCTAAAAAGTTGGTAGCGCGGCCTGAAGTCTTGCCAACACCGCCAAAGGTAACGCCTGTAAGGGATGCCCGTAAAAACGTGCAAGACGAACGCAGCCAACTAGCAGATGCACGGCAGCAATTAATGGTGGCAAAAGAAACTAGAGCAAAGCAGATGGCGGAAAAAGCGGCCAAACAAGCTGCTAACAAGCCACCTCCAGTAATTACGCCAAAGCCGCCACCAATGCTGCCTACGCCAAAACCACCACCAATGCTGCCTCCGCAAAAGCCGCCGCCAGTGTTGCCTACGCCAAAACCACCACCAATGCCTAACAGGCCTACGCCAAAACCGCTGCCAGTGCTGGCACCAAGGTCTACGCCAAAACCACCACCAATGCCTGACAGGCCTATGCCAAGGCCTCCGCAAAAGCCAACGTCTAGTGGTGGCGTAATGGGGGGCGTTATCAACGCGGTGCAAGGCGCAGTTAATAAAATGCCTCCGCAAAAGCCAATGTCTGGTAGAACAGCGCCCCCGCCAATAGATTACGAAGATTTTGACCCATTGCAAAATCCAACGTCTGGTGGGCCACCGCCAAAAGATTTCAAACCATTTAATCTAGGTAACGACACGCCTTCGACAATTCGTTACAACAGCACTCCTAATCCCGAAGATGCGCCAGCCATGAAAGCGCCAAGTTATGCAGGTGTTTACAACAAGCCAACGCCTACGCCAGTACAAAACGTGATTGAGCCACCAGTTGAATCATCGGCCAATTCATTCTCCCCAATGAATGCCTCACCTGCGGTTGAAGATGGTTTGGGTTCCGCTATGAAAACAATGGGCATGAAGCGAGGCGGCAACGTAAAAACAACTCGCATTTCTACCTCTACTCGCTCGAAAAAATCTCCCAACTGGTAGGTCAACATGGCATATTCAGGCTCGGTAGGCACGACCGTCATAACGGTTCAAACGCTGATTGACCATGGCGCACGACGCTGTGGAAAATTGGCGGAAGAACTGACGTCCGAGCAAGTTCTGTCGGCTCGTGAGTCGCTGTTCTTTCTATTGTCCGACCTGATCAACATTGGTATCCAGTATTGGGCTATCAGCAAGAAGGTATACGGTTTCACGGCAGACAAAGCAACATACTTGCTGCCCCTTGGCGGCAACGACGTTTTGAATGCCTTGTACCGTTATTTGAACCGTCCTGACGGCTCGTACACCAGTTCTGCTGGGGGTACTTTGGGAAACCTCTATGACGGCGATGTAGACACAATCTGCACTCAAAACGCTGCCAACGGCAACATCTCGGTCAGCTACGGCCCATCAAACCCTATTTTTATTGGATCAATTGGCTTCTTGCCTGCTGCAAGCGGGAATTGGTCAATCATCTACGAATACTCGCAAGATGGTTTCACATGGAACACTTTGGTTGACCTTGGCACGATCACTGTGGTAAACAACGAGTGGGTTTGGACAGATATTGCCAATGGCCAGACCGTGCCGTACTACCGCATTCGGGCCTACAACGGCACCACTTTGAACCTGCGTGAGTGGTATTTGGGCAATAACAGCACCGAAATCACAATGTCGCGCCTGAACCGTGACGATTTCACCAACTTGCCCAACAAGAA